CACAGTCAAGCTGTCGCCATCATTAAGGGTCAAGGATGAACCATAGTCGTAATAGCCGATCAGGGCGTCAGCAGGAGTAGCCACTGTGTCATTGTAGATGTAGACATAGCGGAACGGGCCTGTTGAGCCGCCGGAAGATGTCAACGTAATGTCAGCGAGGACCAGCTTGTATGTGCCGCCAGTCTGCGTGGACGAAGATGTAGTCACATTGCGTGAAGACAAGTTCGTGTAAGCGATCTGTGTGACATTGGCCAGGACACCATTGCCGTCAGTGGCAGGGTTGCTGGACTCTGAAGCTGGTGCAGTGTTGGACAGAGCTACAACGATTTGATCGCTTTCTAAGTCCATGTTGTGAACGGCGTTTGCAACGAAATCGTTCACCTTATTAAAAGTTGCCATGATCGGCCTCCGAAGGTTATGTTAGCATATGCCCCTGCAATTTAACACAAAGGCTTCCAGTAGTAAATCAGGAAGGCTGAATTGGCCAAACTGGGTTTGCGGGGTCATCTGTGTTCGCTGGCAGGTCACGAAGGGCTTGACGGTAGGTGGCCCATGCAGCTTGATCGACGGGTGCATCTGGAACTTGTGTCCAGTCGCAGTCCGAAAGTCTACTATCTCTAAGTGATCTAAAAAGCACCCATGACTCCTGCTCTTCCCGCTCTCTTATTTCGACATCAGAGATGCTAACAAGCGCCCCGTCAATAACCCTAAAGTTTTCTATATCAGCAGGAAAGTCAGTCCAAATCTGTGTGTGACTATCAGATAGTCTTTGGTCACTTTGATACTGCAAAGTTCCGCAGGATACTATACGACCATCGTTGTCGTGGATAATATAATTATTCATCTCTTCAGCCTTATGAGTGACATTCTTATTTGATTGGCAACTACAGTCGCACCACTGTCATAATTTTGGGATGGCTGGAATGTCAGCGAAACAGTGCCAGAGCTGGTGGCGGTAAAAATTCCACTCAAGGCGCTGCCGCCATGAAATGTTGCAGTTGGCTTGTTTGCGTGAAAAAGCAGAGACATACCCGCATTATTAAGGTAAGCATTTTGGTTTATAGCCACTACACTGGGAGTTGAGTTGCTATACCAGCTTACCGTGATAATCCCTAAAAACTTGTCACCAGAATTTGCAAATGTGCTGACTGAAGCAATGGTCGAACCTGCCCCCGTAGCATACGATACATTTCCAGATGAAGTATATGAGGAGTCAACTCCTGATATAGCACCAACTGCCACTTGCTGAGTATCAACGCCACCAGATTTAATGATAAGATTGCCAGAACCATCACTATCCAATGTAACATTGTCTATCTGTATTTGGCTTGCCGAAAGCGTACCTCGTATAGATGCTGCACCAAATTCAGCGTTCCCAGTATTACGTTGTATCCGCCAGCCAGATAAACCTGAAATATAATTGTCACTTTCTAAATCATCAGTTACCTGTATTGCGCCAGATGGAGAAGTAAACGCAATAGTCTGAGCAGATGTTGTCCCATTTATCGTAACGGTAAAATTAGAAGACCATTCTTTTATACTTGTGTCAGTTATATCTATGCTGGGTTGCTGCAAAGACCAGTCAGATGTTAGGCCGCTAAACGATGCAGTGGAAACATTGTAAATTGAAGCAGACGGGGTTGACGGTGCTGAGGCTTGCAGTGTTTGATAAAATACTTTTCCCGTAACAACGGTATCGCCAGTTGCACCATTTGTACCATCTGTTCCATCTGTCCCATCCTGTGGGTCAGCTAATGTTGTACCTGATGCAACTGAGGAAAATCCAGACAAATTGCCTGTAAAATCTTTAGACTTGGCCCAATAATATCTAGTTACACTTTCAGCCAATCCACCATGTGTAAAATTGGTTCCAGCAGAAGAGCCAAGTAGAGAAGCCGTGCCAGAATTGTTCGATGTGTTTACATAAATTTCAACTTCTTTGAAATCGCTGTCCGTTGGATTTGTCCATTGCAAAACATTAGAACGATAGGCAGGGTTAACCGATAGAGATGTAGGTACACCCGGCGCTGTGGTATCAGCTTGTGCAGTAAATGCAATTGATGCAAATGATCCTTTATACCCATTTTGAGCAACGGCGCGAACTCTAGCCGTATAGCCCGTGCCATCTATCAATAAGCCCGTGTCAAGAGAAGCATTCGGAGTTGTGGTTGATTGATAATCTGCATCAGTTGTTTTGCGCCACTGAACTTCATAATAGCTTGTAAATGCGCTAAAAGCCACATCCCAAGACAACCTTCCAAAAACAGTGTGCGTCCCATCAGAAGTTATTTCAGTTACTTGAGAAACAGACAAATTTGATATCTGCAATCCAGCAGTGAAATCTGGCAGATTAGTATTATTGTTAATAATATCGCTTTCTTCAGCGTTCCAATCAAATGCAGCCTCAGATGTCTCTTGCAGGGTCAAAGTCACCCGCAGATCGCCAGCTTCTTGGTTGGACGCAAACTTCCAGCCGATGACTTCAAACTCTTTGCCATCAAAACCGTAGCGATCATTATCGAAGGCAATGATGTCGCCAACCTCAATGTTGAACGCCTCCAACCCAAAGTCAGCACTGATCGTCATCTGCTCGCGGCCACGATACAGCGTCATCTTTGCGATGCGTTGGGCTGTGGAGGCAGAAGTGGTAAACGGCAATGGCAAGTCCAGCAGCATTTCATCGCCGCCGTCCTCGGCTTGGAATACGCTGCTTTTAATCGGAGGATAATCAGAGGTGATAAAGTCTCCATCAGCGTTGTTAAATGTACCACCGACGCCGTTAAAGCTGTCCCTGGTGCTTGACCTGGTTTGCAGGTTGATCGGCCCACGCAGGTCATCAAGGGTTAGCGTTTTAACTGGCGCAGTATATGCGCCAACCTTCAGCTTCCAATAGCCGGAACCCCAGAACAACGTGCCAGCGCAGGCGGTGGACATGTCGCCCAGAACCTTGCCTGTAGGGGAACTAGCTTTCACAATGCCATTGATCGTGTATCGCTTCTCTGTCCCCACCCCGCTCAGTATGACATTCTCATCACTCTCGTTGGCCGCAGAGGAAAAGCTCACATCATCAATCGCGCTGTCACTCAGGCCATATGTGCTTGTGATAAAGTCACGAATACAGAGGGCCGCATTGTTGCTATATGCGGTCGTGGATGTTCGCGGGTCATAAACCTTTTTACCCTGCACAACAGCAGTAATCAGCGGAACGCCGCTGGCAAACACTTCGCCGTCGTACTCATAGCGGACATAAAGGTAAGCAATGTCATTGCCCACGAAGTTAGATGTTAGGGCATCTGATCCTGTTAGCTCTGATTCTGCCAAGAGATCAGCGGGGGCAGATGTCTGACTGCCATCAAATTTCTGGATACGGATTTTGCTATTCCAGGTGTCTCCAGTAACAAACCCATCGCCGTCAAGAGTAACAATCTCATCGTTTACATAGATGTCGCCAATTTGCTCAACTTCATGGCCAGCAAGAACGATGATTTGATGTAGAAACTTATTCTTTTCGCCAGTGGACTCATAATAGCTTACTGTCCCACCCTTTCGGACTTGGCCGTAAACAAAGTCAACAGGCGCAGTGGCATCTCTGGCATTGACCAAAGTACCCTGCGATCCAAAAGAGCTAAAGTCTGGCTTTGGGGATAGGGCGGATATTGCCCATGAAGTTACGGCGGTTATGGCCAAATAACCTACAAATCCGGCAACAGTTACGCCAAATGCAATAGTGGTTGCAGCAAGTGCAGCCGAGCCGCCTAAACTTGTAACAATTGCAGTACCGACAGTAACTGGATCGCGCGGCACTCTATCCCAAGAGTTCCATTTCTTGACTGTTAAATCGCCCAAACGGTAGCTCATGATCTAATCCACGCTCTATCAATATCATCTAGCGGAAGGTATATCACACCAACCTTATCCAAGAAAGCACCCTTGCTGCCAGTGCAGATGCCCATAGCAACGCCAGTGACCCATTTGCGAGCCTTCTTCGTCGTTACAAGCGCACCAAGAGGCGGCACATGCTCAATGCGATCCAGCTTGTCATCTACAGCTCGGTAAAAGTCGCTATAACCAAACTCTTTCACCATTTCGCTGCGCCTAAAAACCCTGCTACCTTCCATGTAGCGACCAAGCCAATCGTCAGCCCAACCATCGCCGTGCATAGCCCTGAAAGCGTCGTTGGTGAACGTCAAACAATCGTGCTGACCCCATACGAATGGCTTGTCACTCATGGCCTTTATGTAGGCGTTAAGTC